GCTCCTAGGCCTGTTTGAGAGCGATAAGACGGTGCTCGACCCGAAAGCCTTCCTCATTCCCGTGCCGATGGACTTCAGCACCGACCCCAACGTGCTGCGTGAGCAGGAAACGCAGGATATTGACTTTGAGGACGTAACGGTAGGGGAGCTAGGCGATGCAGAGTAAAGAAGCCCGTCGGCGCGTCTACGTCAACGAAAAACAGCGTCAATTCCTGGCCGCCAAGCAAAAGCGGCGCAGCTACGTCGGCGGCCGGGGCTCGGGTAAGACCACCGTGGCCGGCCACGAGACGCGCGTAGAAATGAACTACCTGCCGAGGGCCAAGGGCTTCCTGGCGGGCCTGACCTACACGCAGCTCACCAGCAACACGGTGCCGGCGATGGAAGGCGCCTGGCAGGCCCACGGCTTGCGGGAGTTTGACCAAAAGTCAGGTTTTGGGCATTATGTGAAGGGCAAGAAGCCCCCGGCCAACTGGATTAAGCCCTACCAGCCGCCGAGCAGCTACGAGAACGTTATCTCGTTTCTGAATGGCTACACCATCCAAATGCTGAGCATGGACCGGGCGGAGCTGGCCCGTGGTGGCAACTACGACTTTGGGCACATCGATGAGTCGGCGCTGATGAAGGAGGAGCACGTGAACAAGATTCTGCGCCCCATGATTCGGGGTAATATCTACCGCTTCAAGGATGAGCACCACCAAACCTTCTGCGATTACACATCGGTGCCCTGGCTGCCCTCGGGCCAGTGGGTATTCAAGACCGAGGACCTGGCCAAAGAAGACCCCGCCAAATACTTCTTTCTGGAAAGCACTGCCTACGATAACGTGGCCGTGCTGGGCGAGAAGTACTTACGCGACCTGCGCAACGGCATGACCCCCCTGGAGTGGGACGTAGAGGTAATGAATAAGCGCCTCACCAAACTGCCCAACAGCTTCTACCCCAGCTTCAACGAAGAGAAGCACGGGGTATGGAAAACGTACACCTACATCCACGATGATAAGACCGGGCTCACCCTGCCCCTTGACAGCGACCGTGACCCCACCCGTGAGCTAGAGCTATCGTTTGACTTCAACGCGGCCTTTACCTCAGTTACCGTCCATCAGGAGAATGGTAATGAGTTTCGCACGCTGGATGCCCTCTGGGTCAAGCAAAGCGCCACGACCGTGCTCGATGCGTTGGTGAGCAAGTTCATTGCCACCTACGAGAGCCACGAGCGCAAGCACGCGGTTATCTATGGTGACCGTAACGGTAATAACAAGCAGGTAGGCAGCAACCTCACCTTCTACCAAACCATCCAGCAGCAGCTGGCCGCCGCTGGGTGGACCTCGGTGCTCATGGTGCAGGGCCTCGACCCCGACCACCGCCTCAAGCACATTGCCATTAACGAGATGCTGGCCGAGAACAACCCTAGGCTACCCGTGCTGCGCTTCAACCGCAACAAGTGTAAGTTCCTTATCATCTCTATCCAGCAGTCACCCATCAACCCCGACTGGACGAAGAACAAGAACAGCGAGAAGAGCAGCATCGACCAAGAGCGCGCGACTCACCTCAGCGACTGCTTCGACAACATCGTGTACCGCAAGTATGGCCACCTCTTTGGGCAGCAGCAGGTGCATGAGCCGGTCTACTTCCTAGGTCGCAGCTAGCCTACCTGGTGCTCGCGGTGGCAATTGCCACCTATAAAACTGTAAAAAGTGCCCTAGCGGTATCGTTAGGGCACTTTTTTGCTGTGTGCCCACCCCTGGGGGCCATTCATATATTCCTCAAAAATTGCCGTTTTGGCAATTGCCAACTGCTAAAGGGCGCGCACGGCCGCGTGGGTTACGCAATAAAAATGCGGCTCTTTGGCGAGCGTTCTGGCTGATTGTGGGCTAGTTGCCTCAGCAACACGCAATAATTTGTTTCCGTCCTACGCGCCGGGGGGCAAAAATGGCAATTTGAGTCCATGCAACGGCCTCAAATTCACATTCGCACAGTACTGGCAGAGATAGAGCTGCCTGACGGCAACGGCCACCCTAGGGCGTTTTCCATCGACTACTACAAAACCAACGGCGTCAAGGGCAGCAAGCCCGCCGTGCGTAAAGGCGGCCTGGCCGGAGCGGGCGGCCTCAGCACGGCCGGCCCCGAGGGCCGCAGCGCCTTCCGCTACAAGGTCAAAGAGAAGGGCACCCTGCAACTCGTGGACGAGCACGGCAAGCCCTTCGCGCTTAAAATCATTCTGCTCTGTGGCTACAACGGCCGGGACATTAAGCACGGCTAGGCAATGAAAGCTCGGGATATTAAGGAATTAGAGGGCGGGTTGTATATCCTACCCGGCGCACGTGCCCTAGTCGAGCTGACTAGCAGCGACAAGGCCCAGGACGTGAATTTTGGTGCCGCCCCGCTGAGCAGTGGCGGCCTCAAGCTCGCGCCCTGGGGGCCGGACAACCTGCAACCGCAGAAAATGCTGGAGCTGGTGCACAACAACCACCTCAAGCCGCAGCTCATCATGACGGGCCGCGATTTGGTGCTGGGCTCGCGGCTCGGGGTGTTCGAGCGCAGCATCGTGGGCGGCAAGGAGCGCATGGAGCCGGTCATCGACACCGAGATGGAGGACTGGTTCGAGTCGATTGATGGCGATACCACCCTGCAAGGGCTGGGCTTCAACCTCGAAACCTTCGCCAACTACTTCAGCGTGTTCTCGCTGGCGAGCAAAACCTACGTGGAGGCTATTCAAAGCTTCGACTGCACCATCAGCCGCGCCCTGGTCACGAGTAAACCTAGGCCCGACCGCTACGCCTTTCACCACGATTTCCGCAATTTCCGCGCCGACGAGGCCAAAATCCTGCCCGCCTTCGACCCGCTGAACCCCGGCAAGTACGGCGAGTTCGTGCTGCACGGCCGCGACTGGACGCCCGGCCAGAAGTACTATGATATTCCGCCCTACTGGGGCACGCGCAAGTGGACGTCGGTGAGCAACAAGATTCCGATTTTCCACGATTCGGGCCTGGATAACGGCTATAACGTCAAGTATCACATCAAGATACCGGCCGGCTACTTCGACCAGTTTGGCGACACGCCCGAGAAGCGCAAGAAGGCCGAGCTAGAACTCATGGCCAACATGAACGAGATGCTGGCCGGGGTCGAAAACACGGATAAGGTCTTTGTCAGCAAGTACATGACCGATGCCAACGGCAAGATGCTGCCGGGCTGGGAAATCGTGCCCATCGAAAACAAGATGAGCGACGACGCCTACACGGCCGTCAACCAGCAGGCCAACATCGCCCACACCTCGGGCCACGGCATTGACCCCAGCCTGGCCGGCATCGATACGGGCAGCAAGCTCGGGGGCTCGGGCAGCGAGAAGCGCATCAGCTACCAGCTGCACATCGCCATGCGCACGCCCCAGAAGCGCAAAATCCTGCTCAAAACCTTCCAGGCGGCCCACAAAATCATGGGCTTCAACCCCAAGCACCGCTTCGGCTTCGTGGACGTGGACATCACCACCATCGCCGAAAACCCCAAGGGCCAGGAAAAAACGACCAATCAAAGCGCCTAATCTGATGCTATTCAATACGGTAGAAGAATTAAAGAAGTACCTCTCGTCGGTGCACAAAAACCAGGCGGCCGGGCTGCTCAGCTTCGTGGCCACGGCCGAGGCCTTGCACCTGGGGCCGGTGCTCGGGGCGGGCCTGGTCGCGCAGCTGGGCAACTTGCCCGAGCAGGATGCGCCGGCGCACCTGGTGGCCCTGCGCGAGCAGCTGCGCCCGGCCCTGGCTTACTACGTGGTGCTGGAGGGCGCGCCCCTGCTGGCCGTGGCCCTGAACGACCTAGGCGTAAACGAGCAGCAGGCGGCCGGCGCGGCCCCGGCCCGGCAGTGGGTGTACAACAACTTCGTAGAAGCTGCCAGCGCGACCGCCGATAAGCTGCTCGACCTGGCCCTGGCCTGGCTCGATGACCACGCGGCCGCCTACGCCGACGAACTCGACTCGCCCGAGTACCGCTCGCGCAAGTCGCTGCTCATTGCCAACGCCGCGCAGCTGGGCATGTACCTGGCCACGGCCGGCAGCCGCCGCTTCTTTCTGGCCCTGCTGCCCACGCTGCGGCAGGTCGAGGAGTTCGAGATTGCCGATTTGCTAGGGGAGGAGTTGCTGGAGCAGCTGCGCGACGGGCTGGCCAGTGGCGAGGAGCCCTCAGCCGACACCAAGAAGCTCCTAGGTCTGGTGCGCCCGCTGCTCGCTCACCGGGCGCTCGCCCAGGGCATCCTGAGCATGAGCGTGGCCCTCACCGGCACGAGCCTGCGCCTGCTCTCCGATAACGAGGCCGTGCGCCAGCGCCTGGCCGTGGACGAGAAAACCATCTCGAACCTGAGCCAGCAGGCCACCGCCGCCGCTGAGAAGTGGCAGGCCAAGCTCGCCGCCTACCTCGATGCGCAGCGCCCCACCGCGCCGCCCGTCTCGGCTGAACTCTATGACAACCAGGGCAAACCTTCCTTTTGGGTCTGATGCTACGCTTTTTTCTGACTATCGAGACGGTGCAGCTGGCCGCTATCGGGCTTGCTGGTTTTACTGGCTTTATCGAAAAGCACGTGTGGTCGCCGGCCTACACCTACTACCTGCTACTGGTGCTGGTGGTGCTCGACGTGCTCACCAACAACGTGGTAGAGGGCAAGCGCCTGCGGCCCCGCAACCTGGCCCTGCGCCTGGTCGGGTACACGCTGCTCATGGCTATCGCCCACGGCTTTGGGGAGCATGAGAAGGGGCTCTTTTTCCTCACGCAGCTGGTGCTGGCCCCCTTCGTGCTGGTGCATATCCGCCGCCTTATTATTTCGCTGGGCAAGCTGGGCTGGGTCGATAGCGATGTAGCAGAGCTGCTTAGCAAGCGCATCAAGGCCAAAGCCGAGGCCGAGCCACCGGTGCCGACCCCTGAGCCGGAGCCTACCCCCGAACCTGAACCCGTCGCTTCCTGATGCGCACCTTTCGACTGGATGGCCGCCTGTACCAGGTGGCCGAAAAGTGGGCTGAGCTGACGCCCGCCCAATTCTTTGCCGCCGCCCCGCACCTAGGGCAAGACACCGTGGCCGGCCGGCACGCCGTGCTGCGGGCCTGGTGCCCCAAGCTGCGCGATAAGGACGTGCGCCGGCTCACGGCCGAGCAGCTGTGGGACTTGCTCGACCTGGTACGCTGGGCCTGGTGCACCGAACTCGATACCCAGGGTGTGACCGAGTTCACCCACCGGGGCCGCACCTACTGCCTGCCCGAGCCGCAGCTGCGCGATGCCGTAGTCATCGAGTACGCGGTAGGCCTGGTACATTTTCACCAGTTCGCCCATCCCACCAAGCCGCAAGTCGCCGCCCTCGACCAACTCGTGGCCACGCTTTGCCGCCCGCTGCACGCCGATATCGCCGCGCTGCAACAAGACCCGGAGTGGAACGGGCAGCGCCGCGAAAAATATAACGGCAAGCTGGCCGAGGCGCGGGCTAAAGAGTTAGCCGACGCGCCCCTAGGGGTCAAAATCGTGGTGCTGCACCACTTTCTGGCGGCGCAGCGCTTCATCCACGCCGCCTACAAAGACCTGTTCAAAAAGGTCGAGCCCGCCGCCCCGGCCGGCCCCGGCAAGCCCGCGCCCCCGCGGCAAGGCGATGGTACCGAGATGCTGGAGCTGCTGGCCGACGTGGCCGAGCGGGGCGTGTACGGCACCTACGAGCAGGCCGCCCAGACCCAGCTACACACCGTGCTTTTCAACCTGGCCAAACAGGCCCGCCGCCGGCGCGCAGCCGAGAGAGAGTAGTTATGCAAATTTCCGAGAAGGGCCTCAAGCTCATTAAGAAGGAGGAGGCGTTCGCCCCGCGCCTCTACCACTGCCCGGCTGGCAAGCCCACCATCGGCTACGGCCACGTGGTGCAAGCCAACGAGCCCCGGCTGCTCGATGCGGGCCGCGTGCTCACCGAGGCCGAGGCCAGCGCGCTGCTGCTGCAGGACGTGAGCAAGAAGTACGGCGCCCACGTGGCCAAGCGCCTCACGCGGCCCGTGACCCAAAACCAGTTCGACGCCCTGGTGTCGTTTTGCTTCAATGTCGGCACCGGAGGCTTCGACCAGTCGAGCGTGCTGCGCCTAGCCAACGCTGGCAGCACCAGCACCGAGGGGATTTGCCAGGCATTTGGGCTTTGGAACAAGTTTACCAACCCCAAAACGGGTAAAAAAGAAGTGTCCAATGGTCTCACCGTGCGCCGCGCCCGCGAGGCCGCCCTTTACCTCTCATAAGATGAAAGCGCCAAAAGAACGTGATATTGTGTGCTTTGTGGGCGGTTTTTGCCTCTCCAGCCTGCTCGGCATCCTAGGGCTGGCCTTCGTGCTGAGCCTGGCCGGCTGCACCACCAGCCGCCCCCCTGTGGCCCTAGGCCCGCAGCTGGAGGCGATGCCCGACAGCCTGCCTTACCTGCGCCAGGTGCAGCGCCTCGACTCGGCGGCCCTGGCCGGCTGGCTGCCGCGCGACTACGCCAGCCTACCCGCGTACCTGGTACCGCCCCCGGCCGGTAGCACGCCCCGGCAGCGCCGGCAGTGGCAGAAAGCCCAGGCACAGAACCTGGCTCGCGCCGGCGTGCTGCCGGCCAAAGTCAAAAACAGCAGCGTGGCCACCGCGCCCGGCGCCGTAGCTATCAACCGACCGACCGCGCCGGTGGCCATGGGGGGCAGCACGGCCACCGATGCGCGCAAGGCCGGTACTCGCGGCGGTGCGGTAGCGGTCGGCCCCGGGGCGGTGGCCACAAACGCACCAGCAGGTGCGCCCTGGTGGGTGTACCTGCTGGTAGCGGTGCTCGGCGCGGCTGGCTGGGAGTTGCTGTCGGGGCACCTCGTGCCGCTTAAGTGGCTGCCCTGGCGGGCAAGTATGGACTAGCGCTGGCCAAATGAGTATTGCACGCCTGCCAGTACGTTAAGAAAGAGTCGGTCGGAGAAGCGGTAGTAATACGCATCGCCAAGCGTTGCGCTCACCAGCGCATTAGCCGTTAGCTCCACGTTAGGAGTTAGCGTGTAGCGTGCGGCAGGCCCTAGCGTTACGCTGGCTCTGGTAGCAGAACCAGTGTAGACCTGGGAATAGGAGTCGGAGGGGGAGGGAGAAGTCCTGGTAAATCTATTGCGGTAACTATCATGTGCCAGTGTCAGACCAGTTAGGGCATCCATGTGAAAACGCTCAGCAGAAGGGGTAAACGTGTAGCGCAGCAGCACAGGAATGGTAAAGTACTTAGCGTGGTAATCAATTTCGTCAACCACGGGACTTGGCAGACTAGGGTCAAAATAGCCTTGCGAGCGGTTGTCATTCCGCCAGAAATAAGCTACTCCTGTTTGTAAGGCTAGATGTGGGGTCAATTGCAGGCCAGCCGTGAGTGCCGGACCATATAGTCGGGGAGCAGCCCCTCCCGAAACGAACGGTACGTTGGTGAGTAGGTTAGCCCCTGCGCCTACATAAAAACGCGGGGTGGTCTGAGCGTGGCTAGCTGGAGGTAGAATGCCCGCTAGCAGGCCAGCGGTAAATAGAGTACGGGAAAACATAAGGACACAGGAAAAGAAGAGGAACGCGAGATAGAGCCGAGCGAAGCTACCAACGTTGCATCAACTCATCACTTTTCGTCCTACCCCTAGGGTGCCGATTCTGCCAATTTGGAAGCATGGCAGACTACCAAGCCGAGTTTCGGCGCATTATCGACGAGGAGCTGGGCGACTACGCCGAGCGGGCGGTGCAGCTACTGGCCGCCGCCATTCAGGCCAAGGGGCTGGTGCTGACAGCCGACCTGCTCGACTCGCTGCAATCCCAGGTGGTGAAGGCCAGTGCCGAGCAGATAGCCAGCATGGGCGTACTGTTCCACCAGTACGGCCGCATTAAGGACATGAAGGGCATCAATCGCACTAAGGCTCCGCCCATTGAGGCGCTGGAGGCCTACGTGCGCAAGGTGGGCCTGAGCAAGTTCGACTACGTGCCCGGCTACACGGCCCGCTCCAAGGTGCTGCCCGTCAGCTCGCGGGCCATCAACCGCATTGCCTGGGGCCTGGCCCGCGCCAAGCTGCGCGATAAGGACGAGGTGAAGCCCAAGAGCTGGTTTGCCAAGACTTTTTATCAATCCATCAACCGCTTCATCGACGCGGTAACCACGCGCTACGTGGCGGCCACCGGCACGCACCTGGCGGCTACGCTTCGCATTGACTAATGGCACAAGTAAGACAGGATAACGTCAAG